GACTAAATCTAATACTCTTTGTTGAGTTTGTTTTTGTACCTGATAAGCATAATCTGCATACAGAGAATAATTACTTTGTGGAACAATACTAACTTCTTCATTTTCATATTCTTTAAAATAAACTTGTCTTATATCATCATCTTTATAATCAAATAAATCTTCATTAGGTATACCATTTTCAAATAAATTTTTAAACTCTTTGTCTTTTCCCCATCCTGCAAGTCCCATAGTTTTTCCATTTTCTAATCCATGCTCACCTATTAGAGTAGTGGCTGACTCATAAACTTTAGTGATATTCATTTCATTATCGGCTGTCAATACTGCGCCTGGTAATTTTTTTTGTAACTTATCTAAAACAGATTTATCTTTATTATTTTTATTAATAAATGAAAAGTTTTTAAATATAGGATTAAAATTATCTGGATATTGTGCAACAAATATACTTTCACTTTCTCTTACATTTTCTATTCTGGAACCATATCTATCAATAACAACAACCAAACATTTATCAAAACCACTATTGTAAAAAGCTAAACTAGCGTGTGTGAGATGATGTTCACTGCACATACGAATAATTTTGTTGTCTTTATATTGATTAATATATTTTATAAGATTATCATTTAAAGGATCATCAAAACTAGGAGAGCTAATTACTATTTCATCAAATTTTCTATCATCTTTTAAAACTAAATCTAAAGAATCCTTAGGTGGATAATCTCTTTTCTTTCTAGTTAGTCTTTCTTCTTTAGAAAAAAACTCTATTTGTCCGTCTTTGATTATAGCAATACTGCTGTCGTGGAATGGTGATATACCCAAAATTCTCATAATGTTCCTTCAGTTAATATAATTATTTATGTGTCAGTTCCATCCGTTGGATTAAATCTCTTACCATCTTGGAAGCTAGATATTGTTGTTGTAAATCCAAAATCATCATCTGCATCCGCACTAGTAGGGTTAGGTGTAATTACAACTCTTTCATCTCTTACTAAAGGTGCTGTTGTACTAGCACCCAAATCTGCTTGTACTTTTTTAACTACACTTTGATTATTCATTGGACCAAATAGATAAGTTTTTGCTGTAAAACCTAATGTGTATATTACAGCTCTTCTTGTTGTAAAACCTCCGTCATAGCTATCTTCATAGTTTACATTATTTAATACAACAGGTATATCTCTTTTTATATCCATATCTGGTATTACATTTACTGTAACAGTATAATCAGGTTGAAAGAAAGGTAATATTTGTTCTATTATTTGTAATCCATTTTCAGCTGTTGCTGTAAAACAATATAAACTATAACTTATATTATATGGTACAGGTGTATAGTTATAATGTAAAGTATTTCCGTCTTTTACTTTTTTAAATTTTTGTACTCTTGTTAATTTTCTACTAGGATCATAAGCCAATCCTGTAATTTCAAAACCTAAACGAGGTAATGTAATTGAAAATTCTCTATTATCTAAACTTGCTTGTTGATCTAATCTAACTAAAAACTTTTCTTTTGGTGCATAAGCTAATGGCACTTTGATACGTGCTGTTACTGCACCAGTAGTATTTGTGTTTTGAACAGTAATATTATTAAACAATTGACCAAAAGCAATTGTCATTCTTCTTAAACTTTCGTTATAAAAATATGTTCCAAACATTAATCAACCTCTCCAAATGGATTTCTTTCTGTAAAGTCTAATATATCATCAGCAACACTAGCTGTATCAAAACCAGCCTCTGTATCTAAATCATCATTTTGAGCAAAATCACTTTGGTCTTGTACAGTTGTTGTAGCAAATGTTTCTAATAAAATAAATGCTGGTTGACCTGACGCTAATGGTTGTTCCATAATTATAGAACCTGATCCATCTTCTAATGATGTTTTGTGTTGTAAAGTATCTAAACTATATTCATCTTCAGCAGCATCTATAGCAGCAACTCCTGTATCTAATTTTTCTGAGCTGTATTCCCATCTAGTTACTCTTAATTTATAAACAGGTAAGTTACCTAATTGAAAGAATGGCTCTTGGTCTTCAACAAATTGTATTTCAAAAAAAGAGTTCATCAAAGGAAAATATATAATATCACCCTCATTAGGTCTGCCTTCTACAATTTGAGTTGCTGGATTATCTACTTGATTCTGCCAACTTCTTTTAGCTATGACAAAAGTTGTATCATCTCTAATTTCTAAACCAAACTTATTAATGATTTCTTGTTGACCAGCAAAACCTTCAGTGGTTTCAAAGTAAGTTTCTATTAAATAAGAGTCATCAAATCTGCTTGATGTATCCTCTCCTAATATTAAATCTCTGTTAACAAGGGTTCTTGGTAAGTAATAAACATCATGCCCATATATTTTTAGGCCTTCAACAATTAAATCTTCGTATAATCTTTTTTCGTGTTGACTACCAATTCCATTTCCACCTTGAAAGTAATGATTGACTGGCATATCATTATCCTATCATTAATGGTTGTGACATCTCAAAACTTCTTCTGAGTTCCTCTTCTAATTTTTGTATATCAGCTAAAGCCTCTGAATAAATTTGACCACCGTTTAGTGAAACTCCACCAACCATAGCCACACCATTAAATTTTGATAAGTTTGCACCCCATTGTCTTTTGAATAAAGCTGTTACATATCTTTTTAAAAATATATCATTGAATATATCTGTATATACATTTGGGTCTAGTTTTCTATAACACTCTATAATTAAAAATTCATCTGTTTGTAAATCATTCGCCCAATCCATATCAATGTATAATCTGTTTTGATGTTGATTAAATCTTAATGGTTTCTCACCTACTAATATGTGATCTAAAAAATCTAAATGTCTTAATACTACTTCGTAATTAATAACTGAAGTTGAAGCAAAATCATACAAATCATTTAATCTTAATTGGTATCTTACATCAAACATATTCAAGTTTGCTTTATCAGAAAAAGGAAATAAATTTATAACAGAAATAATACTATCTGGTACCACTAGATAATTTTTATCTTCAACCCAAGTAGAAGAATTACTAGTATCTTCTTTATCAGAATTAGATTCTGATTTGGCATTTAAAGTGGTTAATCTTGTTCTATCCGCTTCGGTAAGTTTATATTTTAGGTAAGTACGAACAATACCATCATAGTGATATTGAGTGAAATATTGTAATGCTTCGTCAATTCTATCTTCTAATTGATCGTCATCCACATTAATTTCAATGACTGGTTTTCCTAAAGCTCTTAAAGCGTATTGTTTTAATGTTTCTCTTGTAGCTGGTACTGCCATTATAATTCCCTTTTTCTTATATATTTATAATACTTATATAGTAGGAAAAAGGTTATCTTTACAAAACAATTTTATATCTTCTTCTGGCAATCCTAGTGATTGCATCGTTTTTGGAGTGTGTGGATTCTTTTGTTGATTTTCACAATAAAAATTTTGTGCTTTTATGACATCTTCTGACTTACTATCATTGTTATAATGACCAATCTTATCCAAGTAATCATTTAAATTAGACTCTGCTAATGTACATACCATATTCAATTCTTTTTCTTCTCTTACATTACCAGCGGCTATCATTCCCTCACTAAAGATAGCCTTCGCCCAATCTGGTAACTCTCTCTCTTTACTCGGTTTAAACCACTTTGATGATTGTACAAACCATTCTGTTAATGGATGGTTTTTTTTCAATAGTGGTGAAAAATCGTGGAACGCTCCTGTAATTTTATTTTTGCCTGCAATTACATCCCATCCGTAAATAGGACCTCCGTTTGTAATATTAGGAAATACACAAACGTGCATCATCCACAATCCTTTAGATTCCCTCACATCAACCACATCTACATGCGCTCTTCTAACATTATTGTTTTTCCAAGTTCTGTTGACCCAACCGAATTCTTCATTATTAAAACGCTCCATTCCTGGCTCGTTATATTCTTCACAATTTTTATCTAGTGTTTCTATTATATTTTCTTTACACTTAATTAGTCTTTCCCAAATCATTAATCTTTCCCCTCAATACTAGTTCCTTTAAAAGGATCATTTTTTGTATCTCTATTATTTTCATCAAATATTTTTAATTCGTTTAATTCTTTAAATAATTCTGTAGCAAATTTAAAACAAGTTTTTGCTTCTGCTACAACATTTAGAACATATGTATTGATATAACTTTGTATTAACTCTTTTATAATTCTTTTCTTTTCTTCTGGTTTTTGAAATACCAAATATGTATTATTACCTGGTGTCTTTCTTCTAATCATTTGACCACCTGATAAATCACCTACGTGCCTAACATAAATGTGAGCCATTAATTTTTCTGGATCGTTTTGTATCGTTTCAATATGTTTAACATATTCTTTTGTACTTTCTGTTATTGTTGGTGGATTATCTTTATCATCCCATAAAGCTTTGTAATCAGTAAATAATCTTTCAGCTCTTGGAACATCAGGTATTGATCTAAACAAACCATTTATATGTGCGTGTTGTTCTAATATTGAATAACATTGTAATAGATTATAAATGTATGTGGCATAAAGTTTTCTATCAATATTACCAGACATTAAAGTTTTTACAAACGCTTGTCTTTCAGCATTTTTATGTTCTTCCCAAACTAATTCTCTAATATCTACTTTTTTATTTTCCATCTATTTTTCCTACAGGTGTTGTATAATGAAAATGTGTTATAGTATATCTACCATAGCCAAGTTCACTAGGTTCGTTAATCCATTTTATTGGTGTTACTTGATGTTTATAATAACCAGGAATTATAATCATTCTATTATGTTTGCTTACAATTTCAGTATTAGTATCATTTAATATAAAATCACCACCAGCATACCTTTTTGGTATATCGTGGAACCAAATCAATGTAGTAAAATTAAAATTATCAATGTGTGATTCATAATGGTCATTTTCTTCATAATAAGATATTAAATTAGATGTATGAGTTGTATCTCTAAAATTTCTAGCTTGTGGCATAGCTTCTTCTATTATATTATAAAATTCATTTGTATGCATTTTTTTTCTTAATTTTATTATAGAAGAATCTCTTTCACCATCTCTATATACTGAATCAATGTAAGTACGATAAGAAAAACCTTTAGGTTCTCCTGTTGCATGTCTAGCAGTAATTGTATTTTCTGCTCTATAAAATTTTTCTTTAGATGTAAAAAATTTTAACTCAGCCCATACACTTTTTTGTTCATCTTCTGTAAACCAATCATCTATAAGTAAACAAGGAAAGTGAGTGTGCTTGTTAATAAATTGTGGTTTTTTCATCTGAAATCATTCCTAAAAAAGGTCTTCCATCATATTTTATATTGTGAGGTCCTTTTTTATCATTATAATGTAAAAATACTTGAGCGTGATTATTACCCATTAATCTGTCTCGCCAATGTTCTAATTCACAACCCTTATATATTAACATATCACCTTGTTCTAAATTTATTGGTATTTCCGTTCCGTCTTTTTCTTTTACATATAATGGCCACAAATAGTTTTCATATTTTGATTTATCTAAATTTGAATTGTCAAATCCTAAACATAATGTTGTTGATATTTCACAGCTAGGTCTATCACTGTGTTTTGTCAATTCCGTTCCTGTAGTATATAATCTGTGATAAGAGTAAGTAGGTATCAGGTCAATGCCTGTATATAAATTCATTTTATCATTTAATGCATATAATAATGTATCAAAAATTAAATCACCATATTTACTGTAATCACCAGTTGCTTGTGGATCATCAAACATTCCATAATGATGTGGATTAACATTACCCACACCCTCTATTTGTTCTAATACATTTAATCTCTCTGTTGCTAATACACAATACAAATAAAATAAATCAGCTGTTTCTTTGTTTATAATTTTATCTATTTTTACCCAACCGTGTTTATTAAAAAACTCTGCAATAGGTTGTGCTTGTTGTTCTTCAATACTAGAATTAATTTGTGTTAATTGTTTTTTAACTTTTTCTAATTGTTCTGGTGTTAATTTATCTAAATTTTCTATCATTATCTAAATGGCTTTCCTAAAGTCCACATAACTAAAGAATATCTAGTTCCTTCAGTTACAGGTGTTACTTGATGATATATATATGATGGAAATACGATCACTGATCCTTGAGGTCTTATTTCCACGCATTCGTGGTATCTTTTTCCGTGACTATGTGGTCCAAAATCAAACTTTAAATTACCACCTTTATAACTTCCCTCTGGCATCAAGTTTACTGTCATACTTAATTTTCTAATTTTACCTATAATATTTTTATTTGTTACAAATTTCATAGGATCTTTTTCTATTTCTTCTTTTGGTGTTACACCAGGTATGAGTCTTCTGTATGCACTGTTATGACAAGAACCACTATCTGAATGCCAACCATAAAATTGATTTACACCATACTTCGTAAACTGTATACTTTCAGACCAATCGTAATCATAATGCCATCCTGCTTTTTTATTAGCTTCTTCTAAATAAGGCGATAATAAATCATATACCCATTGTTCATCTATCCAAGAAACTTCACTATCTCTAGTGTAAGTATTTTTTAAAACTTCTTCGTTTTTTTCTACATTCAAATCACTAAAAGTTTTATCATTAATAGGTTTAGCATCAGGCATTTGATCCTTTTCTGTTTTTCCAAAAGTTGTACCTCCTGAAAAAATTTTACTATTTCCTAAATCTATTATACGCTGACATTGCTCTGGTGTTAGAGCACTTTTAAAATAAAAATATATGTTTTCTAGTTGCATTATATAAAATCATAAAAGTTAATCTTTTTCTATTTGATCTAATAGTTTATACTCTTTAACTTTATGTATAAATCTATTTATCATATCATCAAGGTAATCTAAATCTGCTGAAAATGATATGTGTGGTATTTTTACTTTCTTACCATTTACATAATCATATCTCCAGCCTTGTTTTTGTTGGCCTAATTTTTCGTCTTTTGTGAATTGATACCAAAGTGTTTTTGTGTGATCTAACTCTGGTACATTATCTAACTTGAAATTTTGTTTTAATTCTTCTTTAACAAGATCATATGGAACACCTTGTCTTTCATCAAAAAATCTTATTATTTCTTCTGCAGCAGCTTTGTGATCTTTTGTAAGACCTGTATCAGAATAATCAAATACAGCACTATCTAATCTTTTACCTGTAACATTAGACCTTGTATTTCTATTTTCTGTATCTTTATCTGATGGATTAGGATTGTAAAAATCGTTGTCTGCTAAACTTTTCGTTTCATCTATTTTTACATAATTATCCAAATCATTTTTAACATCTTTAGTCATAATTTTCCTTTTTATAATATATTATTTAGTATCGTAAAATAACAACGCCTGGACCACCAGTACCACCTGGGTGACCACCACCGCCACCACCACCTTGGTTTGTTCCACCATTAGGTGCTGTAGCGTGAACGGCTCCTGCGCCTCCACCACCTGGACCTGGCGAACCAGCTGGTCTTCCACCTGGTGAGTGTTTTCCACCACCGCCTCCTCCAGCTCTAGTTACTGAAGAACCTGTAATATTACTTGAACGACCTGGGCCACCTGGACCTCCTGGACCTTCATTACCTGGATGATGTGGTGAGCCTGGACTACCAGCACCACCAGCGCCTCCGCCACCACCAGCGCCCTGCCATCCACTCATACCGTGTGGATTTGGACCACCGTTGTGACCGTGACCATAGTTACCTGATTCTCCTGGTTGACCTGGTTGAGTGGCTGAACCTCCAGAACCTCCTGGTCCTCCATCTCTACCAACTCCACCACCAGAACCACCTGGTCTTCCGTTACCACCACTTGATGGACCGTGGTTACCTCCACCACCGCCACCTTTGGCAGTTAAAGTTGAAAATACTGAATCTTGTCCCGAAGGTGCTGTTCCATTTGAACCAGGTCCACCAGTACCTATGTTTCCTGGAATATTTGCTCCTGGTGTAACAGAGAAGCCTGGTCTATAAATATAACCTCCAGCTCCGCCGCCTCCCCAGCCGCCGCCGCCACCGCCGCCGATAACTAAAACGTCTAGTGTTGATATACCTGCTGGATTAGCAAATGTGAAAGCTCCTGTTGAAGTATATGATGTTACTTGAGGTGCTTTTTGTGTAATTTTAAATTGTCTGCTTGATGAAGCACCACCACCTGTTTGTGCTGCTGTAATTGTAAAAGTTGATGTTGTATCTCCTCCTACTGCATCTGTTGCTCCTGTAATAGCGCCTGTTGATGTATTTAAAGATAAACCTGATGGTAATGAACCTGAAGATACTGAATAAGTTATTGTATCACCCTCAGCGTCTGTTGCACCACATAAATCACTAGCGCCAATTGATACTGAACCTCTTGTACCATCAAAAATATTAAATGTTGTATCTGCTGCATTTGTAAACGTAGGAGTTGTATCAACATTAATTGCTTGTTCTAATTGAGCAGATAAACCTGATGGGTTAGTTACTTTTATAGTGTATGGCTCATTAGCATTGACAAAATCTGAATAAGGAATAGAAATTGTAATTTGGTTACTACTATCATTTGTAGTTGTTGCAGGTGTAATATTAGAACCTGAAGATGCTTCAAGTATAACGGAAGCATTACTTGGATCAAATAAAGAACCTGCAATTACAATTGATGTATTACCTGATAAAGATGAGTCAATAAATCCTGTTGCTGCTGCACCTGCACCATCAATATTAATAGATGTTACAACAGGTGGAGCGTCAATAGATTTCCATTCAACACCAGTATAGTATTCTAATAAGTCTGTTGTGTCATTAAATCTTAAACGACCTTTTTCATTTACTCTATCACCATTACCTAGACCAGTATCTGATACAGTTATTCCTTTTGCACCTTTAAACTGTCTATTCTTACCTGTAAAATCTCTTAAATCTGCCATATTTAAATCCTTGTACTATTATTTATACTAGATATTTTCTATTAATTTCCATCCATACGTTGCGCCAGTATATACTAAACCAATACTAGCATTTTCTGTTGATATTATTAAGTCTTCTGTGGCACCCATAATTTTACCTGTATTTCTACCAACTGTTAAGTTGTTAGTGTCAAATGTACCAGCTAAATCTAAAAATCTTACTTGGTCGCCTGTCAATGGGGATGATGGTAAGTTAATCTGCATTGCCGCTGCTGTTGTATCTACAAAATATCTATCATTTGCTGCAGCAACTATTACAGTTGAACCATCAGCAGTTTTTGTTGCCCAAGGATTACCACCACCTAAACCAGTCCATTGTGAACCATTGTAACCTTCCCAAGTAACTAATTCTGAGTTAAATCTTAATGCACCATCAAATAAATCAACACCTGTAGGTCTTTGTGCAGTAGTTCCTGTTGGAGGAACCATTGCTTTTACACCCATTTTATCTCTTTGTAAGAAACCTTTGATAGCAAATTCTGTTGGTACTGCTAATGGTGAGTTACCACCCATAGTTTCATCAGTAGAAAACTCATTAATTGTAGCACCAATTTCTGCACCAATAGAACCAAGTTGTAGTTCTGTCAAACCAGATAAGTCAAACGCATCAGCGTTAAGAGTTGCTATACCTGTTGACTGTTGAATTCTGAATAGATCACCAACTCTAAAGTCACCATCTTGGTCAGTAGATGAGAAGTAAACACGACCACCATCGCTCTCAACAACTTCATCAGCTTGATCTGCAGGTTGTGAAGAATTTCCAGGATAGTTTGAAGTTATAAAGTCACCAGTACCAATATCTAGGAAGTCGTGTCCAGTTAATCGGACGTTAGAAAATTTCTGTGATATTGTTCCTGTTGTGCCTTCTGCCATTTCATAAATTGATGTAACTCCAGCTGTAAATCTTAAAACAGCAGTTTGTGCTGCTGTGTCAGTTTCTGTAACAGCACTAATTCTATAATAAGTAGGATTACCTGCAAAAGTAGCATTTGATCCAAGTTTAATTGCTGTTGCAGATGATAAAGAACCATCTGTTGATTTTACTGGAATTAAGAAACCTTGTAAACCTGTATTTGCTGCTGTACTATCACCGTATGCAGTATTTAAAGTAAATGTATAAGTTGATGAATCTTGTTTTTCAATTGTACAAACTTCACCTTGTTGGAAGTTTCCAACAACGTCTTCAATGAATAATGTATCTTGTGCAATCTGTACAAAAAATACTTTTGCTCTAGCGCCTGATGTTTGACCAATTACAATATCACCTGCATCTAAAGATGATGTTGAACCTGTACTAATTGTAGCAGGTTGATATTTAATTTGTTGACCTCTTGTTTGTACGTTTAATACTGTTTCTGATCCTGGTATACCATCGTTTAATGAACCACTAGCTTCAGCACCTATTTCACCATAAGCAGATGAACAGTTTAGACCTCTTATGAAACCACCATTAGTACAATGGAATGATTTAGCACAATAGTAAGTAAAGACAGAAACCATCTCACCTCTACCACCGTTAAGAGCAAATACACCTTTACCATCAGAGTTAATCTGTGTAAAGTCATTAGCTAGAATTGATTTGTTTGAATTTGAATCGTGTTGATGTAAAGCACCATCAATTTTAATACCAGTTGCATTAGCACTAACAGATGAACAATCTTGTATATAAGGTGATGATGTTACAATTGAACCAGCTGGGTCAAGTGAAACTACTGCTGCACCCTCACCTGTGTGAGTTGCTGTACCAGTCATACCTTTCATTGTCATTAAGGTAATGTTCGTAGTATTGTTTACTAGGAACATATAAGAAGCATTGTTATCTTCTAATGCAGTAACTGTTAATTTTAAATCTGATGAACCACCTAAATCTGAACCAGCAATTGTAATCGTATCATTTGCTACATAACCGTGTCCACCGTGATAAACTGTGACTGTAGGAGTGGATGAACCATCTGTAGTAACATTAAATACTGATGCAGTTCCACCACCAAGTGTTGAACCATCAGCTTTTAAAGTAGATGTTTGTTTAACATAACGATAAGTTCCTGGAGTACCACCTGTACCACCAGTATTAATTGAAACAGTTGCTATTGTATGTGATGAACCTGTTGCTGGTCTAACCTCTGTACCTCTTAAAGATTCACCTCTTAATGTAACACCCGCAGGTACTCTTAAAGGTAAATGTTCTCTATATACACCATTTTTTACATAGACAACATCACCAATAGAAGCAGATACTACGTTAAATGTAATATTAGATGCACCACCAATTGAATTAGCTACATCTGTTAATGTTATTGTTTCTCCAGCAGAATATCCTGAACCACCACTAATAATTGAAACTGAAGCTGTAGATGAACCATCTAGTATAACTCTAAATTGAGCACCTGAACCAGCACCTCCACCTACACCAGTTGTTACGTTGTAAGTTCCTGGGATACCACCTGTACCACCAGCGACTGTATCTATTTCTACAATGTCACCAGAAGTTGAAACTGATAAAGCTTTTGAAATTGTTTTATAAGGTAAAAATTGTGTTCCTGGGTTAGTGTCATCACCAGAGTTAGCAACATAAATTACGTTTGAACCTTCTGGATTAGACCAAGATGGATCTGTACCATCTGTTGTTAATACTGCACCTGGTAAACCAATAGGTAATCTTGTTGACGCTGTAGCGTCTTGGATAATCATATCACCTCTAGTAGTTAATACTGCACCTGTATCTCCTTGTGCTATTAACTGCCATTTAGTTCCATCTGAACCTGGAGTGACATTTATAAATCCATCAGCAATTGCTACAAATGTTGATGCTCCTTGTCTAACAACATCACCTCTGTAATAAGTTGTTACTGCACTATAATCACCATTGTATTTTAAACCATAACCAATTTGTGTCCAGTAAGTAGAGCTAGTTGGATTAACAACTGTAGAACCATCATCAAAAGTATCTACTATACAAACAAATTGATGACCACCAAAATTAACAACATCACCAGTTTTATATGTTGATGATGAACTGTAATCTCCTTGTGCTTTAAAACCTGGTACTAATAAATCCCATTCAGAAGCTGATGCAACAGGAGTTACACCTGATACTTCCTGAGTTGCTGCATATGCATATCCACCATAAGTAACTACGTCACCTTTTTGGTAAATCGTACCACCAGCATAAGAATCTTCAAATTGTAAACCATCTGTAAATGAAGTAAATTTACTTTCGTCAAAGTTACCAGCTACACCACTTGATGTGTGTGCTGTTGTACATTTATATTGACCAGCTCCATATTTTACAACGTCATTTACTTTATAATAAGTGCTAGTTGCATAGTCACCTCTAAAATTAATTCCGTCTAGGTATAATTCAAAATTCGAATCATTTAGTATAGCAACTCCACCTACAACAGATGCAGATGTGTGTTGAGTTGTACAACGATATTGTCTATTACCATATTTAACAACATCATTTAATTTGTAATGAGTATCGGCAGCGTAAGTTCCTTTGAAAAATAATGACTCTGATTGTAGAGACCATTTAGCTAAATCTGTATAAAATCCTGCACTAGTAGATTGAGAAGTATGATTTGTTATAGCAACATATACGTTACCACCATATTTTACAACGTCATCAATTAAGTATGCTGTAGAAGTACCCCAATTACCTCTCCATTTAAATTTAATTCGTCCTAGTTTAAAATCTGCCATTGATTACCTTTTATATTATTATACTATTTATACGAGTTTACACATTAGATTGCCAAGAAGTTGAATTTACAGTTGACGTGCTTTCAAATGTTGAAAAGTCATCAGTACTTAAAATTCCAGTCAATCCTCTCTCTACGTTTTCCCTTTTTACAAAGTAACCATTATCGTCAATAAAATAAGTAGCTTCACCACTTTCAAAAACATATTGATGATAAAAGTCGGTTGAGTTATTTTTGTATTGCTTATCTACTCTTCCGATAGCAACCTGTGAACCACTAAATGGTGCAATTAAAAAAGTAACTACACCAGATGAATAGGTCCAAATTTCGTCTATTTTTTGTTGAACACCGTTTAAATACACTGCAATTCTAGTGCCATCTAACACAGGTACAGTTAATGTAAACGCTACAGTTGATCCATCACCTGTAAAATATTGTGTACTGCCTGTTTGTAATCTTACTACATCCTCTACATAATTTTCGTTTGATGGTAATTGAGTATTACCATTTTTATCTGTAGGAGTACCACCATCAAAGTCAACAGAAGTTCCAGTATCTTTATCTACCTTTGTGTAGTATAAACATCCAGCAGTTGTTCTTCTTAAGGCGTGAAAACCCTCTTTGGTTTGTTGTCCTTCTGGTACTATAAATCCTGGTTGTGCCATTAACTAATTTCCAATATACTAGCATAAACTTCAACAACAGGTGAAGAAGAATCTGCATTTTCTTCGGCGATAACTCTTAATTTATCACCGTCTTCTAAATTAATAGGTTTGTCTAAAACTAAAGTATTTTCTACAGGTATTTTTAATGATTTACCTATGTGTCTAAATGTTGATCCACCATCAACAGTAACTTTTACATCTACATGCGCTTCGTTGCTTGAACTGTGATTAGATATGTAAACAGCGTGTACAACAGCTGTTACTCCAGATGCTGTGTAAATATCAGCATTTGAATCATCAGTTGTTACAACTGCCGCTCCTGCATTCTTAAATGTACTTGCCACTTATACTATCCTCCAAATACTATTGAAAACGCCAATGCATCACCTGCAGTTGCCAATGTTCCACTAGCGTTAGGTAAAAGAACCGTATTGTCTGTTGTTGGTTCCTCTGCCGATAAAGTTGTTTCAAAGGCATTTGCTACATTACCTTCAAATATTAAATTTGCACCATCTAAAGTAATATCTCTAGTTGTAGAAGCTCCAATGTTTGTAACTGATTGTAAAGTTACTGAACCAGCACCACCAACTTCTTTTACTACGTTACCAGATGTTTTTGTAAAGAATTTACCGTCAGCAATGTTAAGTGCAACTTCACCAACTTGTAAATCACTTGTACTTGGAACGGATGCAGCAACTTCTGAACTTTTTAGTTTTATTATTGTTGCCATCTATTACTTTTTCCAAAACATTAATTTTTTAATAAATTTTTTAATTTTTTCTACCATTAGTATGTTCCTCCGTCAATTGCTGAAATAGCCACATCACCTGAAGTGACTGTAAAGTTTGAAGATGTGAATGAAGCGACACCAATATTTGATGTAGTTGCCAATTCACCAGAAATTTGTATTCCATTGCTAAATATTGCTGTATTAATACCTTCGCCAGCTGTAAATTCCATAGGAGTACCAATTTGAACTGCACCTTGTGTGGAACTTTCATCTGTAAAAATAAAGTTTTCAATTTTAGCACCATCAATACTACCTGCTAACATAGCATTTGTAATACCTAAAGCTTTAACTCTTAATGCATCTGAATTGACTTCAATAGAACTGTCGTCAACTTCTACGTCAATTTGATTACCAGATTTACTTAACGCTGCTCCAGCAACAACTTGACCTGCGCCAGAAAATTGAGCAACATCTAAAGAAGTTGTACCAAAAGTTGGTGCGCCTGTATGTGTAAATACATAACCATTGTCACCATTTGATGTACCTTCTTCAACAAATACGAAAGAACCACCTGTTAATTCACTAGGCTGATCTTCTGGTGTTGCTCTTGTTAAAATCCAGTTAGTTGAACCTGAACCAATATTTGTTACAACATAGATACCGTTTTGAGCGGCTGTAGATTGATCTTTAACTAAAACTCTATCAGCTACTACCATAGTTACACCATCAATAGTTAGTGCAGCTTGTGTACCAGAGTTAGTTAATGTTGCACCAACACCAGCAGTACCATTTGAATAAGTCGCTGTTAAGTTTGCTGTTGTAGCAACTCTAGTTGATGGTTTAGTATCTAAACCTTGAGCAACTTGGTCAACATAAGCTTTGTTTGCTAAAGATGTATCACCAAATCCACTTCTATCTTCGTAACCTGATGGTACAACAACTGTACCTGTACCGTGTGGTGATAAGTTAATATCTTTATTACCTGCAGTTGTTGAAAGAGTTTGACCATTAGTTGTAATGTCATCTACTACTAAAGAAGTTAAACCTTCTATATCTGTAGTAGTTGCACCTAATGTTAATGTAGATGAACCAAAAGTTATAGTTGGATTAGCTAAATTAGCATTTGTAATTCCTGCGCTACCAGATAAGTTAGAATTAGTTAATGTGTTTGCTTGTATTTCAATATTGTTGTTAGTAACAACTGTATCCATACCAGCGCCACCAGCAAAAGTTAATGTTTCGTTAGTGTTGTAAGTATCTGTACCTGTGTCACCTGCTAATTCTATATTAGAAAATATTGTTTCAAATGTTAATACACCAGAACCATCAGTTTTTAAAAACTGACCTGGAGTACCATCATCTGGTGGAAGTGTTAATGTATAACTTGAACCTAATGAAGCTGGTGTTTGAATAGTAACTGAATCAGTACCATTATTTGTAGCCTCATTTAATTTTAATCTACCAGAA